CATTTTTTAAAAAAGCATCATCTACATTGAAAGTAGTGCCTGATAAGGATATGTTTGTTCCTGCTGAATAAGATGTAGCACCGACATATGTTTTTAAGCTAGATGCTGAAAGTTTTTTAATGGCTCCGCCTACTGCTATTTCTACGGCAAATAAATCTTCGTCTTCTAGATTGTTTGCTCCTACTGCAGATAAAGTAGATATATCTAAACCAATAGCATTGGCACTAGCTGCAAGACCATTCTCTCCGACTACATTCAAAGTTCTACTAGATGCAATAGTTCCACCACCAGTTAATCCTGTACCTGCTACTATCGAAACTCCACTATGATCTATATGTTCGTTAGCTACAAATCCACTTAAATTATCATGTACAATAGCTGAGTCGTCAGTTGATATGGATGTACTAGCTACTGATATACCAGTACCTGCTCCAACAGTTAAGGTAGCAGTAGATGTACCACCACCTGTAAGTCCATTACCAGCTACTACGTTAGTAACTGTACCAACATTTCCACCAGCAACCTTATAGACTTGTCCACCATGCTTAGTCCATAGATCATTATTAGTATAATCATATACTAGTTCATAATTTTCTATAGAGCCATTATTAGGTGCACCATCACCTCTTTTTATTTTGAACTCGTTAGCCATTATATCCTATTAGTTGGTGTATTCACCGCAATCCCAAGCAATGTTTGTAAGAGTAGCACTATCTAAATTAGATACAAGAGTACCTTTAGTGAATCCACTCATATTGCCTGTAGAACTTGCTGTTGCTGTTGTAGTTCCTAAAGTCCATTTATCTGCACTTTCATCCCAAAATAATGTAGCATTATCTCCTGTAGAACCACGTTCTATGATAATACCACAGTCGTTTGCATTACTTCCTGCTCCACTATTTAATTCCATTAATGGATCATCTAAAGTGGTATTAGTACTGTTTACTGTAGTAGTTGTACCATTTACTGTTAAATCTCCAGTAACTGTTAAAGCTGATGCAATAGTAATACTATCTGCTAATTTAGCACCAGTAATTGCATTATCTGCAACGTGTGCTGTATCAATAGATCCGTCTACATATTGATCACTATCTACTGAATTAGCTGACATGTGTGCTAAATCAACGGAACCATCAGTTATATGTTCACTGTCTACTGCATCATCTGCTAATTTTGCTCCAGTAACTGCATCTGCTGCTAATTCTGCTGTTGCTACACCCAAATCTTTAATTTGAACTGCTCCACTATTTACTACAAAATTATTTGTAGAAAAAGATGCCTTACCTTTAACACTGTCTGTTGCGTCAGGTGTTAAAATTTCTAAGTCTGTTACTGTTATTGTATTACTTGCTGTTTTTTTACCAATATATAGTTTAGCAGCAGTATTATCCCATGCTAATTCACCATATAACAAAGAGGTTGGTGCTCCAGCATTTGCACCGTATACGCTCTTTTTAATCTGTAATGTATTCGCCATTATTTATCCCCTTATGGTTGATAGCTACCGCCATCTATTGTTTCAGTGTCTAGCACTACTCCGCTAGCAACACTTATTGTTGTTTGTCCACTAGACTCTGAAGTAGAAATACCTGTTCCTGCTACAATGTCTGATGAAAAATTATCTGCTTCTGTTATAATCACATCAGCAGATCCATTATCATATTTAAGTTTATTTCCATCGTAAAATACTAATTTAGTATATACATCTTTAATTTTATTTGGTCCTGTTAAACTTCCGCCCATTATGTTGTCACTCCTATATCGTCATATGTTGGTTCACTTACACTTGATACATCACTATAACTAGCATCGCTAGGTATAGAGACATTACTAAAAGTATATACACTTCTTGAAACGTCAGTATAAATACTACTACTTGGATCAACTATAGCTGTAAGACCTACGTCTACTGGTATTGACATATCTGTAAAATTACCATCAGTGTTATCATTAAAATGCTGTACAAGCTCATTAAATGAAAAATTAATTTCATTTAATGCAGATAAACCAAAGTTTCCTTTTTTCCAAGTATTAGCCATTAAAAACTATGTTGCACTATTCTTCTTCTACCACTTATGCGACCTCTGTTTGCAAAAGTCTTGCCCTCTTTAATTCCTTTTTCAAATTTGGAATCAAAATACGGTGCCATCTTGATCATATCTGGCTTGGTTTCATATCCCATAGAAATCGCCTTATCGACCAAATATCCATGGAATTGCGAAGGAAGCTCACTTTGTTCTGCCATCAAGGTAGTGCTTGCTAGAGTTGAATCACCGCTAGCATTTACCCCAAAATGCAATGCTTTTTTATGATAAAACAATGTGATCTGATGAACAGCAGATACGCTTGTAAATAATTGTTTTTCATTTTTGCTAGCATCATATAGAGCAATACCAATAGAATCACGCTCTATCCAATATACGTGTTGCTTTGTTTGTCTAGCGTTTAATCTATCTGCATGACTCATTATGTTATATCCCTATATTCTGGTCTACCCTGTAGACGCTTAATTGACTTTACATTCCCTTCTTCATCTTTCATATCTACAGACTTAATTTCTAAAATAGAATCTTTTAAGCCATAAAATCTTTGATTAGCTACTGTGTTAAATTGAGTAGCCTCATCCAATACAAGAGTTCTAGAACAAAATTCATCAGATGCTTGATTTAATAATTTTATTATTTCAACATTACCAAGATCTGGATGATGTTTTTGTACTTGCTCAATCATTTCCTGGAGCTTCATTAGGCAGTCCTCCCGTTGGTTGCATATTTACATTTGTAAACATATTTAAAAATTCTACAAATTGTCTAGATATTTTAAAGTATTGACTTTCGTACCAATTATATTGAGATGAATCTGCTTGAAGTTCCGTTTGATAAGTATTTAAATATGTACTTACTTTATTTAAATAAGAAGTAGCCAACTCCGCATCTTCGTTTTGTATGTAATCTCCTACTATATTAAACCACTTATTTATATTAACTCTATTAGACTCTACGTCTACATCAGCAGTAGCATCTATCGTAGTTAAGTTGGTAGCTCCTGTAGGTTTATCCATCTCACTCATTCTTTTATGCAATACTTGTAAAGCTGCATATAAAACTATTCCTCTAAAATACTCTTGTGGCATCCTAGAAACACTAGTTGCACTTAATGCAGAAATAGTAGCTGGTGTTATATGTTTTATTTTTCCTTTAACAGAACCAGAAAGTCCAACAGGAAGAATTTTTAATGTATTTTCTTCAATATACCACCTAGGATCAGTTATAGGAGCATAATAGATACTATTTACGTCTAAGGCGTTAAAGCTATCTTCATAGCTAATACGCCTACAACTTCTATATCTACCTCCGCTTGAAGAATCTAATCTTGTAACAGAGACAATGTCTATTACGTTAGCTAGATCAAAACCATTATCATCTGTTTCTTCTTGTTCATCCGCTAAACGTTCTGCTAATGTTGGATTTTTAGAGATTACTCTCTGTACAAAAAGGTTTCCTTCTTTGCAGTATAACAACGCCTCTGAAGTTATATCAGATATACTACCAGTTATTGCTTCTATTTCAGTTTGTAAGCTCATTTCTTAAGATGCCTTTTTCTTTTAATAACATCAAACGCACTCTCTATTCCAGTGGTCTTTAATAAAAACTCTCTACCTGGAATCGCTTTTCCGCCTCCAATATCAACCTTTGTATTTTTAGACATGTCTAATATTTGAGATGTTGTTTGAAGCTCTTTTAGCGTATAGCTTCTTCTTTTAGCTTTTCCCTTTGCCATTCTTCTTAGTCTTTTTGCTGCTTTTGTTGCTATCATAATTTTCCTTCTTTCTTATTTTTTAGCACTTAAAATTTTCTCTGCTTGTTTTAAAGACATTTTAGGCGGATTAACAAAATGATTTGGATTGTTGTTTCCTGTATGAAAAATAAAAGCATCTTCCGCTTCTCTATATTTTTTCAATTTATTTTTAACCTTCCTAATAGCTCTAGTTGCTACACTCATTACTTACCTTCTTTCTTCTTTTTCTTTTTTCCATATACAAGCCCTGCAACAACTCCTAATCCTGCAGCAGCTGCTCCACCCATAAGCAATTTACTCATACCTCTACCTGCAGCACTATACTTTGCAGTATTTGGAACAACAACAGGTTTAATCGCTTCAGATTTTGTTGGATATTTTTTCTTTTTCATAAGTCTATCTCCTTTTTATGGAGGGGGAATATTTCATCCCCCTCATTATTACATTAACTATTAAAAGAACTGTAGTACAGTATGTGTCTCAGGTAATGAAATTTCTAGACCTGCTTCTGTAAGAATCATGTCTTTTCTTCCATCAATATCCTGATCTTGTACGTTAGTAATAATTTGAGTATCTCTTGATACCCCGTTACCTACTAACGGTCTGTATGCTACATTGTTCAGATCAACCATAACAGCTGTGTGTTCATACGCACCTCTAAATAGTGGTTCCATAACAAAGTTAAGGTTACCATAAAGAGTTGATATTCTTGTAACGTTGTGTCCGAAAGAACCTTGTACGTTTTGAATATCTAATCCACTACCAACTTGTGAGTTCAACGCCATAGTGTTACCTAGGAATGAAGTTCCACCAAGTTTATTCAGCCATGATATAACTTTTCTAGATGCTAGAACAAGTTTCTCTCCACTGTTTCCAGATTCTGGTGAGAAAACATCTTCCATTGTATCTACAAAAGTATCATAACTTGCATTAGAGTATTGGAGTGTTTTAACCTTACCATACTGTTCTGCGAAAGGTAAGATACCCCAGGTTCTACGAATAGGACCATCTGCTGTTGTATCGTCACTACCAATACCGAATAACATTGCATGCTCAAGATCCATCTTATGTTCCATAAGTTTTTCTTGATATACACGCATATATTCGTTTGATAATCCACGATAGCGAGTAGCAAGTGCTGTACCAGAGAATAGAGGCACACTAGTCTTAAAGATTTGTGTGTATCCTTCTCTGTTATAGAACTCGTCTCTCCAGCCTTCTGGATCTGCTGAACCTTCAGCAAAAGCTGAACCAACTACTTGAGCATCTGCGCCTGCTCTAAAAATTAATTTAGAATCTGCATGCTCTGTAATTTGTCCTGCATTTGTTGCTGTAGCTCCGTTAGAACCAGTTGGTTTGTAATTAACTCTAATAAAGCTCATCGCTAATCTAACAGCAGTATCTGAATCTACTTTTGCTGGTGCTGCGGTGATCTTATAATAAGCAATAGCAGCTGTTTCTGAACCTACTCCAGCATCACTACCGTTAACATCGTATTCACATTCGATAGCTACGATTTGATCTGCTAGCAAGAACTCAGGTGCTGTTGCTGTTGTGACTTCTCTTCCATACTTATCGTATTTACACTCAGCGTCAAGTTGTAAAGAAGTTGCTACATTAAAGTTAGCATCTGATCCAGCGTGAGCTGCTGTTGTTTTAGCAGCTTGAATCTGGAAGTTTCTTCTTTGATACTGGTGTCTTTGTTCCAAAAATTTAAATACAGGATCATCTGTAGGCTTATTTGCAACTTTTGATAAGTAAGTAAGAAAAGGTGATTGTTGAGGCGCAAGCTCGGCTACTCTTTCTCCAAAGTTAAAGATTCGTCTAGAATCATTTATACTTGTTGAAGCTAAAGAACCTTGTGCGTCCCCAGGATTTATACTATAAACTGACATCTCATGTCTCCTTTTTAGCTAAACGGATTCCTGTCTTTATAAGTCTTGACCATAGAATCCATCATTTTATCTTCTATACTTTTAGATGACTGCTTACTGACACTTGACTGACTGCCGATAGGTCTTGGAATTGCTAGTTTTTGTTGTCTTTGTGCCATCTCACTATGTCTAGGATCTATCACATTCGGTTGACTTACAGGGATGTTTTCACTTTCTCTTGAAGTCAATGTTTTATGTAGTTTCACTAGGTTGTCTAGCGACAACGACTCTGGTGATGACATTGTTGTAACAAAATCATTAGCTTGCTCAGGAGTATAACCATAACCAGATTGTAAATCACTAAGCAACTGTTGTTGAGATTGCATCTTACGATTTTGATCTAACTGTGCTTGTGTAATCTGATTACGTTGTTCCTCTTGTTGCATTAAGTATTCAGTCATATTATCTAAATACTCTTCCTTTGCTGCAAGATATTTTGCAGACTTACTATCAGGATCAGTTATTGCCTCGGAATTATCAAAGCCAGACGGTCTAACAGGTTTAATAGGTTTATCTATTGCCTTAGACTCTGGAGCATTCACTTCAGAAGTAGAAGGAGAAGAATTTACTTTCGACTTGAGCAATTCAATTTCCTTCTTTAACTCGTTTGTTTCTGCTGTCTTTTTATCTGCTTGACTCTGCCAATACTGAAATTGGTCAGAACTTTCCTTAGGATTACTAATATCAGATACTTCGGATGTTTCACCTTCCATAGATTCTTGAACGTCCTCTCCAACCCTAGCTACAAAGTTGTCGGTGTTTGTCCCAAAGACTTCTTTGAAAATGTCATCGTCACCAGTTGGTCCATTAGCAGTACTCATCGGATCAACTGCTTGTTCTGTATTTAGCATCTCTTCTGTTTTTTCACTCATTTATCCTCCTAACTCTCCATCTCTCCAAGTTGAGGTTCTTGATCTAGCTCTTCAGCTAATTCCTTCTCAACAGAGCCAACAGAGTTCATTAGATTGTTTTCAACGTCTGCTATCCTAGCTTTATAAAGCTGTGTAGCAGATTCAGCCCTATTAGATATTTTATCTAAATCGGAACTAAACTTTTCTACCTCTAAACGTTTCTTAGCGTGTAGCTCTTCACGTGTAGCGGTTTGAAGGTCTCCTTTGACCTTCTTCAATTCTTCAGTCAATGCTTCTAATTGTTGTTGCATTTGAACCGCTTGACCATTTCTTGCTAGTACACCATCAATATCTACTAGTTCAGATTTCTTTAATACTTCTACTTGGTCAATTAATCCAGCTTGATACATCTGCATATAAGTATTTAGCATTGCCATTCTATTAGTTGGTAATGTAGATCCAGATACAACTTTAACATCATATCTTCCTAATGTCACATCGTGAAAACGTTTAATATCTCCATTATCCATTTCTTTAAAAAAGTTAAAACGTTCTTCTTTTTCTAAACCATTAGGTTGAACTAAACGAATAACTTTATCTTCTGTGTAAATTTGCTGCATTAAAGGAACAGCGACTTTACCTACTTGATTTAAAAAGTTTTCTATATCATCTCTACGAGACTTAATTCTTCGTTGACCAAATTCGTCAACGACAAGTGTTCCTCTATAAGTTGATGGAGAGTTCATACCGCTACCTTGCATAAGTTCAAAGATACCAAACCCATATTCTAGGTCATATTTAGCATCTGCTTCATTTTTATACAATTCATTTGGTAACGGGACAGGTCCAGCAACGATAGGCGCACCAAGCTCAGCATCGAACTCAATAACACTGGTACCTGCTCTACTCCATTCTTCTTCTATTTGACGAAGATCTGCTGAGCCACGAGGAATCAATAATTTAACATTTGTACTTGTACTTGCGTGAGCAATAATTAAAGAACGAATTTTATTAATATATTCCTGTAAAGGTCTATATAGTCTTACATCAGATTCAGGATAAGGATTTCTATGATGAACGTTCATTAATGGAACAATAGGATATTCCTCTACTGGTAATATTCTTGTATACAATAAATTATTACCTACAGTAGCTGTTAGCTTAACGCAACATTTTTCAATTTTATTTACCATGATATGTTCCATACCAATCATCTCTTCAGCTGTTAGAGGAGTAATAACTGTAGTACTACCAGGGATTGCGTCTGGTCCTTCCATTCCCTTAACTTTAACTGGAGGTTGAGGAATCATATTACCTTCTTCGTCTATTTCTGGATCTGGTAGTTCAAAATGAAAAATTGGTCCATATTCTTGTATAACCTGCATTAACTCCTCTTTTGCATCTTCATCTGAAATAAAAACCTCTTCTCCAGTAGCTTTAGTTATACGCATATAATAAGTACCTTCATACTCTTTATATTCATCAACATTAAATAAATATTCATTTTGAGAGAACGGTTCATATATATTATAATATGTATGCATCTCTTTGGTATATCGTTCTATATACTTTCTTTTAGTATGATAGTTTGTATCTTCGTCTGTATTAAAAATTTGTCCTTCTGTCGCTGCTAAGTCAGTAGCAGGTATTTCCTCATCATTGTCAATTCCGCTATCTGCGTCCATAATAATATCCATAAAATCAGGATATAATTGAGCAGCCTGTTCATCTGTAATATACTTAACTACCATTATGTGAGCAGCATCTCTAGCATATATATCTTTAGCATTTGGATCTATATAAACATCTAATGGATTCATAGACTTTACAAAGACTTCACCCTTACCTAAATCAGCCATTGGATCTTGATATACGTGCATAACACCCATACCTCCAACATAGTAGTCATCAACGATTTTCTTTAGCTCTTCGTTTCCAGATGATTGATCCCACATCCAAGCAAATAAATCAGAAAATACTTTTGCTGTATCCCTATCGGAATCCTCACGTGCAGACGAACGAAACTCAGGTGAGTTGTATGTAAGTAATGATTTAGCAGTTTCTACGATTGGATGAATACGATTTACTACGATAGGAGCTTGACCACGCTGTTCTAACACATCACGCTCTTCTTGAGACCATTGAGCACCAGCTCTGAACTCTATAGACTCTTGAAATTTAACAGCCCATATTTCACGCAAGTTATTATACTCTTTTAATAACTCTAAAGTTTCTTGAACTTCATCGTGAACTTCTCCAGATTCTGGTTTTAATCTACCAGGGATATACCCAAAAACATCAACTAAGTCATTATAGTTTTGACTTCTTTGTTTCTTTTTTGTCTTTTTTACTTTTTCTGGCATTTACAACCTTATACCCTTTTGGTACTTCTACGTTCATATGTTTGTCTAATAGGTCTTTAAAACTTCTACGTGTCAAATAATATCTAACTAAATCTATCTTCACCGTATATTAACTTATAAGAATATATAGATAAAAGTCAAGGAATATCTTCCTCATTAATTCAATTTCCAACTTTTATTAATAGATTGATAATAATCAGTTCTTTTTTTAGATGATTGAGTATAAGCATGGCTAGGTCTATATGAATTTTTATTTGCATAATAAAAACCATCTAACAAGTCATCGTTCTTCCCTCTAGGATATAGCAATAATTCATCTGTGAGAGCTTGCATATTTTTTTGTATAAAAACTTTTTTAGTAGAAAACAAAGGCTGTAAGCTTTCTAAACGATAAGATTTTCTAGTTCTAGGATTTTCTTTTATCTCTAGACCAGGAATAAACAAACCAAGTTTCTCTGACTCTTCTTTAATATATTGACGCAACATTTCCTGATAACCTACAGACTCAATACGTGTCTTAGCACTTCTATATATTTTAAAATTTCTTATAATAGCATCGGCTAATCTTAATGGAGTAGCACGCTTTCTATAATAAGGTAATACAAATCTATTATTTTTATCATCAATAGCTAGATTAAATACTACTGAATAGTCTGCAGTCTTTTTCGTGCTAGACGCAGGATCGACACCAGTAAACACGTTTACAGGTCTTCTCTCTTCTACTGACTCACCATTTAGGTTCGTCAGGATGAGAGTAGACAATCCTGCTTCGTCTTTCTCAAGGAAACCTTCATAGTATTGAATATCTTCCTGTCTAAACAAATTATCTTCATCTCCAACGATCTGACAAAGATATTCCCTATAAAAAACAGAAAGACGATTAATACTATCTAACTCTTCCTTCTTCTGTATCAATTTATCAATTCCCCAGACCTCAGGCCATAAAGCTATCTTTTTTTCTATATCAGGTCTAAACTCCAAAGTCTTCCAACCTTTCATATCTTTTAATGTCTCTACCATACAACGCTCATGCTGCGGAGTACCAATAACACATATTCTGCCAGATAACGGATCAAGGGATGGAACACCAGATTGCAACAACCAACGTAAGTTGTATTCCATAGCTTCTGCTGTTTTTGTATTATTTTCATCTTCTGGATCATCTAGTATCAACAATGTAGGTCTTTGATTCCCGTGTTTAATTCCACGTATCTGCTGACCTGTTCCCTTACAAATAATTAAACTACCATCTTTTAACTCTACTTCTGTATTAGTCCATTTCTTTGCAGACTGCATTCCCCAGTATCCAAAAAAATATCTAAACTCTTGAGAGTAATCTAACACATCTTTGA